CAATTTTAGACCCACCCTTGTTTTTTATCTCGATAGCAGCATCGGCCTTTATTAAAAAAGCTGCATCTACTTGACTAACTGTCATAATGGCCCCGGGTTTATATGTTCCGGTACCATTAGTAACAGTCTTTTTAGTCTGGATAGAAACCTTTTTTGAAGCCACTGTTATGCTGTAACCGTTGCGTATAGGAAAGCATCGGCTTGATGCATTGCTATTAGTGGAGAAGATTGAACCATAAGAAATCTTGCACTCGGATCTTCTTTTTCCCAGGACTTGGCAAACATAGGAACTACAGCGTTAGCCTTAAGGTCTTTAATTGGTCCAAAGTGTGTCGCTGTATATGCATCGACACTACCAAATATAAACCCATTATCAGGTACCATTGATTTATTAGTTGATGTATCCGGATCATAATATAGCGCATTATAAGTATAATATTCCACACCTTCAAGAGTAGCAATATATTTAACACCTTTTCCAAGGTCTCGCGGTGCCATTTTGCCAAGCTCAATATGAAGAATATCAAGTTGCTTTTGAGTATTCTCATTATTGATAAAAGCATTTGCGGCGGTTTTACCCATCACGGCAAGCATAGGCTGCTCACCACTATCATCAGATACTAATATTCCCCAATCACGAACCTGTGTAATAGGATTACTTGCAGCATTAGTCCATAAGGCATTACCGGCTAAAGTAATCTTATGAGAATCTTTCATATCAAAATCAATTATTCTAGTTGCCACACCGTCACCACTAATGGTCACTGTACCGGTTTGTAGAACTTTGGAGGCCATCCATTCAAGCTTTCGAGTAATCATATCTCGTAACTCTTTAATATCACTTCCTACCTGCTTATTAGCATACTTTAAAGCTGAATCAGCAGAGCCATATAGTGTTTTTTCACCAAGTGAACGCTTTAGCATATCCTCCGCAGTGGTAATCATTTTTTGCTTCATGTAAGCCGGCTTAAAAGTCTTAGTTATAAAACCACGTTTCTCGACTAACTTACCCTGCATATGTGGATCTGTAAACTCAGCCATTCTGCGCTTTGCATCGTACATATCAATATCAATTGCATCAGTTGTATGCATTTGTGGATTTGCGAAATTAAAAAACGTATTTAAAAGGAAAGTACGAGGGGGCTTCATTTGCTCCAACGCTCTCAGCATCGTTCTTTTATTATATAAATCTATTGTATTTGCCATGGTTAATCTCCTGGATATTTTTAATTATTACGCTTGAATGGAATCTTTTAAAAAGATACTCAATGCTTTTAGTGCTTGTTTGACAGATGCAATTGTATGAGCAGTACCATAAATAACTTGATTCTGGTTAAACTCACCACTTACATATAAGGTTGTTACAACATCTGCTGAAGCGGCCGCAACTGCAAGTGCAGTAATCGCGCGCGGGGTTTCTGAGCCATCACTGGCACCGGATAAAGATTTTATCCATTTTCCAGACGCTGTTATTTTCCCCATAAGAGTACCACGTACTAAAGTTTGACCTGTTAGAACTATTCCCGATTCCGTTACTATTGGAAAATCACCTGCAATTAAATTATCTCTTCCTGACTGTGTACCTAAAGTGCTCATAATAATACCCTCTCTTTGTTTTTTATTGCTTATTGATTAATGCTTATTTTTTGTTACCGTCTGCGCCTTCAACCATTGCGTTGACAGCTTCATCTTCGGCTTTTACTTCAGCTCCAGGAACATCACCGGCACCAATTGGCTCAATATCTTTTGCATCAGCTTCCAGGTCATTTTGTACACCTGAAATTTTTGCTTTTTCAGCACCGAGTATTTTACTGGCCGCTTCGTTTGGACTTGTAACACCGTCAAACATCATTGTTTCAATCAGTTTTTCATGACCGACCATCATTTTTTCTTGAACGCCTTTAATCCGGATTAATTCAGCGGACGCGCCCTCTTTTCTGAACGCCTCTACCATTTCGGGGTTACTTGCCTTTAAACTTTCGATAGTGATAGGCGTTGGTTTGTTTTCTACACCGGTTTTTTCTGTAGTCATATTAAATTCCTCTTCATTATTTTTTTCTGTGGACATTTCAGTGATTAAACTCTCTAAACTGCCTATTCTGTCTGCAAGGCCAAACTCTACATTTTCCTCACCGACTAACACACCGCCCTTTCCGAAATCAGACTCAACCTTCTCAACGGTTACATTCCTATTCAGAGCAACGGTACTAATAAAAACATTTGTAATACTATCAAGGGTCTTAAGAATTACCTCACGTCCCGGATCTGTGTTTGCATCAACTCTTTTAAGTGGTGATTTTCTGGAAACAATATCAAATTCACGAACACCGTTTTTTTCATCTCGGTTTGATGTATCACGAACTCTCACGACTGTTCCAATACTGCCAAGTATTGCGGTCTCACTTAAAACTATTTCGGAAGCGGCCGATGCTATCCAATAGGCACCGGAAGCTGCCTGGCCGCCAACATATGCAATGATAGGCTTTCTTGATCTGGCATTAAATACCATTTTTGAGAATTCAGATGTTCCGTTTACTTCACCGCCTCCGGAATCAATATCAAGGATAATGCCCTTGATATCGTTATCTTCCAAGGCAATATTAAAATCTTTTGCTAAAATCTGAACTGAAGTGCCGCCTGATACTGAATGGAACCAGCTTGAATATCTTGATATTGGACCATTGACAGACAAAATGGCAATACCATTACGAACTACAACAGATTGAGTATTATCTAGGGGGCGGCCTAATCTGGCTTCTACGATTTTCGGATCAGTCAAACCTTGTGCTACCGTAAGCATCGTACTAACTACGCTTTCGGTTGCCAGCCAAGGCTGATCTGAAATATAATTAAGAATGTTTTTGTGCTCTGTTACTGAGCCGTTAAACGTTTCTGGCATTGGAGTCCCCACTCTGATAATTCAATTCTAACAGAGAATATTTATTTTGTCAAGGACTCGATGTTTTTTTTTTGTTTTTTTTGATTTTTTTTAATCTACTTGATCTTCGCCATCTTGTTTTTTTTGGTCTAATTCTCGCGTACTCGTTACCATTTCAGTAGGTAAACCTGCATTTTTCAAGGCGGTTACTTCTTTTTTACGCTGCGCAACATTGACCATAAAATCAGTGCCGGTCATGGCCGTGGCTTCATCATCGGAAGTGCTAAAATTATTCTGTACTCGCAATGCTGCGGCCTGGACGCCTTTAACTTCCTCAATCATGCCCTGTGCTGGACCAACCCAAACAGATCCGCTATAAGCTTTACGGATTGAATTATCAGAAAAATAGCCAGGTGCTGAAATAAATCCCTTTGCTATTGCTTCGTATAAAAAATTCTCATATGTTGGTTGACAAAAATATTTTGCTAACCAATTCCTTTCAGTCTTAAAAAATTTCCATGCTTCCAGGAATGCGCCTTTTGTGGCAGAAAAACTATTATTAAATTGTTTTGTTAGTAGTTCAACAGGAATATCCAGAGCCGAGCCTATACCTCTCATACTACTAAGCATAAAATCACCGAATTGAGGATTAGGCCGCATAGGATTTGCAAGTTCAACCTTTTCACCCTCTGCCAAAGGCACAACTGCGCCACTACCCAAAGATATATCCGGGGCTTTGTCTGCTTCACCTACTACACTATCTTCCTGTAGATTATCCCCGCCCTCAGTGGTTATAAATGCAGTAAACATACTACTTACCACACTTGCCATTAATTCAGAATCTTTATACCTTCCCATTTGCTTAAGATCTTCGATAACCGGTGCTAAAAACGGTATTCCTCTCTTTTGGCCTGGCCTATCCATATCCATAAGGTGTAAAACATTTTTTCTTTTTGTTTTTTTACCAAACGCCTGTACTTCTTTCCACTCATACTGCATAGAGTAATCTGTTGAACCTGGATGACTCTCAGAGAAGTAATAAGATATTGGTTCGCCCCATTTCCCGACTCTCACACCATCCTTTACATCTTCATCACCGGCAAATTCAAAAGGAGTACTGCATTGATCAGCTTCCAATATCTGAACGGCTAAATCAATATCATTTCCTCTGTCAATTTCTGGCTGTAAGGAGAAACAATCACCGCTCATAAATCTAGACAAAAATACTAATCTTTGTAAGCTGCAAAAATCTAACTTCCGGGCAGCATCACAGTCTACACTTTCCGACCATTGACGCCATACTCTATCCGTATTTAGTTCCCAGTCTTCTTTTTGTTCATCATTCAAACCGAGCTTATCGGCGTCAATTCTTGGTTTTAATTTTAATCCGGTACCTACTGAATTTGTTAATGGAGTTCTTAAAGCTCCCCTACCATGAGAATTATTTCTGTATAAATCCCTGGCCCTAGGACGTAGAGTACTAAGCTCCTCTAAATCATCTGCATCAGAATCACCGGCGGTGGGGTCCCATCTACGCATTGAATTTTTAGTTGTATTTGCTCCGGTATGAGAAGTGGCAGCAAGTATACTCCTTGCAAGTTGTCTCTTAACGCCTAATACTGGATTTATTGCCGCTACTAACTTATCAATTCTAGTCATTTATGAATCCAGTGGGAGAAATCTACTAAATTTTTTCTTTTGTGTTTTGCCCGCATTTATATTATCAAGCTTTTCTTTCCACATATTCATTTCATTTCTTAATATCTTTAAATCCTCTCGTTGGACACTTCGATCTTTGATTGAATATTCTTTGGAGTTCATGCAAGCTAGATAATTTCTTTTAGCGGCATCGTAAAACGCCTGTATTTCTACTTTTGAGTAATCAGCCATAAAGACATTGTAACCGAAAATCGAATGATTGTCAAATGTTAATTATATCTTTACGCCTGAACTTCTTTGACGGCGTTTTTTAACTGGCCTTAATGATGATGCAATAATGGGGCCCCGCTTTTCCAATTCTTTAAAATTGGGATTTAAAATAGTAATTGCGGCCAAAGAACCTACACGAATATCTAAAACTTCATTTCTTGGTCTAATATTTTTCCATACTCTTTTTGTAAATCCGTATGCATCTTTTTTAAAAACTGCTTTCTCTGCTGTGAATTGTTTAAAATATTCCTCTGAATACTTCATTGGAAAATGCATCTTTCCGGTACCAGTTTTCTTTTTCATGAGTAATCTACTAAAAAGTAATTGCTTAGCCGTATCAGTACCGATCATAAATAATTTATTTTTAAGCCTTCCAACTATTGACGGCCTGGCCGGTACTATAGGGTTACCAACTGTCGAACGCCCTTTAGTACAAAACCAGCGCATAATTTCAAACTTTTTTGTAAACCTGTATACTTCTGAAGTTAGATATCCTGTATCAATTGTTACGCAAGAGGCTTGCATTTGTGTACCGTCTTTATGTTTATATACGGTTTTAAGTTTCATTTCTAAATCATCCCATGTCTGATTTAAGGTTGGATCTCCATGTATAATAAAATACTCAACCCCCCACGATTCTTGCCCTACACCCCAGGCCACTATTTCACCCTCTATCCGATCTTTCTGAACATCACACGAACCTGTTAATATTAAAGAACCTTCAGGACAATCTACACCTTTTCCGTAATCTTCCCGCCAATCATAAAGGGTATCATATCCTATCTCAATTCCTTCCTCTACCCATGTTTCACCAAGACTTAAATTAACAAAATCCCTTAAAATTTCCCGGTTCTCTTTTGTCTTTTCAAAATCCCTTATCATTTCAAGCCATGTAGAAAAAGGAGATGATAACTCATTAATCCAAAAACCTGCTATTTTATCGAGTGGTTTTTCTGCTCTCCATTCACCATTTAAAATCATGTTTGCTTTTTCTTTAAAAGATATTGTCTTCCTACATTTTTGATTTTCGCACTCATACCGTATACTGGACTCTATTGCTTTTTTGTGTTTATCTTTTTTCCACTTCAAATTACCCCACTTCATAACCTGGAAATGACCACAATGTGGGCATGGTACATAATGCTTTCGCATATCAGATTTATTATACCACTCTGTAATTCTACACTCACCCTCTATACCGGGAGTTGAATACAATCCTATCTTTCGATTAAAAAATGATTTTGTTCTTTTGATTGCCTGCTCTATTGGATCACCGTCTACATTTGCCTTAAATAATCTTACTTCGTCCATTTGGACAATACGTATAGGTTTACTTGATAATCCAGCCGGGGCATTAGAGCCGACCATGGCAATACGACCACCAGGGAATTCTTTAGCTAAAATTGTATTACTGGATGATCTGGATTTTCTTTTACCAAAGATTTTTTTAAGAACCGGTGTATCCCGTATCATTGGAGCTAAACGAGTGGTTGAAAAATCCCTTGCTATACCGTCATTAGGAAATACAGCTAAAATAGGAGATGGGTCCTTATGGGTGAAATAGCCTATTACATTGAGCATTATTGCAGTTTTTCCGATCTGAGCACTACACATCACCACTACCGTTTCTACTGCCGGGTCCGTGTAAGCATCCATTATCCCACGCTGAT